TTAAACATTTTATCACTTCCTTAAAATTCAGAATAAATCATATAGCAAATACCAATGATAGCCCACGTTATCGCACCCATAAATATCGCTTCCACGTCAACGCCTGCCTTTCCTTTGTCGCAGCGTTTTTCTCGCCATAACTGCCCATTCGTGTGATGACCAAACCAAACAAGTCGGGCAAATATTTACATCAAGCCGCCCGTAAGTAAAGCTTTTGCAGGCGTCCGCTGAATATTCTTCATTGCATAGATTGCACTTAATTTTCCCGTTTCCCATTTCAAAACCTCTCTTAGTTTGTATGCTAAATTTGCTGGTATAAATGCGGTAAAATACGGTATTTTATCGCTAAATTATTTATGTAGTTTAAATGTCAAAAACAGCGTTTTTTGCTATCTCTTTTTTTGAGATATCAAATTTACCCATTTTTGATGTTTTGCTTTATTTAGGTGTGCCAGTATTACTATTGCCGCTTTCAACATTTCCGTGAACGTGGTCGGCAAAGCTAATACCTTTGATTGTCGCATTGTCGATAACATCAAGCCGCTGCTGCACGGTTGTGTTACCTGTAACGGTCAGATTGCCATTTATGGTAGTGTTACTGTTAATGGTCGTCTGACTGGTGTTAACTGTGACGTGCTGCGGGGCTGTGACGATAACATTGCCGTCAGGTAGAATCTGAATGTAGCAGGTCGGCTGCTGGTTTAAAAATCCGCCGATAAAAAAGCCGTCTGAAATATCAAAGTTCCTAAAGCTACCGGGCTGGACTGGTTCAGGTGTTCCGTTAACAACGTTGGATACGTCCCGCTGACAGAATACCGCAAGTCCAATATCACCCGGTACAGGGTCGCAAACTAATGCCGCTGCGCCGCCCTGTATTCTGCAATAGGGTAAATTATAAAGCGGGGCTGGATTTATGGCGTTGTTTTTGGCGTCTAGGGCAACTATTAAGGGCAGTACATCAACTCGCCCTGTGGGGCTTATTCCGTCGCTGTAAACAGCTTGGACTTTGCACGGCAACGCCGTATTTACCCTGCCATTCAAAAAGTTTTCGATAAAATACGCCACTTCGTTGCCTTGACTGTTACCAGTGAAAGGCGAACGAGTGCTTTCAACCGTCGGCGACACTATTTGAGATTTTTTCAAAGTATCCATATCAGCTCTCCTGTACGTAAACGGCTTTGACTACGCTGTCCCACGCTCCCGCAGCTTGTGCGTTAAAACATTCTAGGTTATGCGTCAAGCTTGTAACTTTCCATACGCCTGTAGCTCGCGGAACAACGCTTTCCAGCTTTACTAACCCGCCTAGTGTTATAGTAGGGTCAAATTCGCATTTAAACTCTATACCGTCCTGCGTGAAAGACGGGTAGCCGATTAAACCAGTTCCCACCTTTATCAACACAGCATTACCGCTGCGCGCTCCGTTTTTCGGAGTTATCACGACTTTACTGTCGTCAATATATAAATCAATGCCTAGTTGCTTTGCTAGCTTGTGCATTTTTTCGATTGGACTGCCTGTAAAGGTTGTGTTTCTGACGCTTGCTGAAACGCCCTCGTTGATAAAGGTGTATCCCGCTTCTGTCGCGAATTGCTCGAACAGTTTCGCGGCGTCGGTAGTGCCTTGTACAGCGATTGGCGGCGTTGCCAACAGCGCAGGATAAATACCCGCCGCTGCTTTGATATCAAAAGATATCTCCGGCGCACCGCTAAAGTTAGCGGCTGCCAGTGTAAACTCACCTTCAAAGACTGTCCCGACTATACCCGTATCGTCGCCAGCTTCAAGGCGAATAAAGTTCTTTTCTGACTGCTGTGGATAAAATGCTAACGTGCTTGCCGTTTCCATGACACTTAAAGGTAAACCGTATATACTGGCGGTTAAAGTGTTCTTGTCCTCGCCGCCCGGCTTCGATATCGTCGCTTTAATGCGGTGGTTTTCAATAATAATAGTATTGCTATTCGTATTCGGAAAAGTCCCGCTACGAAGCGTTATAGTCGCTCTAAGGGCTTTTATAGAAAAACTCATGCTACATCTCGCTTTCCGGCACGAAGCACAAGACAAAACGTGTTCCTAGCTCTTTATAGTCCGGCTGCGCTCCGTGTCCTTCTTTGTCCACAAATAGCAGATTTCCGCTGAAATTCAATTTAGGCTGCTGTAAGATCAACTCATTAGTTACACACAGCGCGCCTGTACATATCACTTCATCCTGTACGCTTAAATCACAATATAGGTTGTCATAACGCCAGTATAAGCGAATTTGGCAGATTTGACCGTCAAGCGTTACCGTGAATTGCTGATTAGGTATAGCGTTTAATGGTATCGTTTTATAAGTCATAATGTCCCCCTACAATCCCAAAACCTTTTTTATATCGTATGCTACACTACTGTTTTCGGAATCGTCCCCGTCGCTAGGATTAGTGTTGCCCCTGTCTACGGTTGAAGCGTCTGACGCGCTGGCGGCGTCGTCTGATGTTATTGGCTGCACATCAACATTTGTATACTGGCTTTTCTGCTGCCGAATCTCGACAAGATGAATGTTTACTACAAGGGTCGTTAATGCCTGCCCCTCGTTAAAAGCATAATCATATTTGTCTAGCGTCATGTTTTGGTGTTCTTTAAGCGGGGTTACAAATGATATTAATTCCGTTGTTGTCCGCAGACGTTCCAGCACCGCTACAGCCTGTTGAAGTTCTCCCGGCGTTCCGTCTTTAGCAAGCGTTACTGTGATATCCATAGGGGCAGTAGTTTTATTGTAGGCAGCAAAGCTACCTTGTTCTAGGTAATCGTATGTAATATTAGCTTCCGCTTTTACTGTGCTGCCTAGATAGGTCGTAAATGTGGCTAGTGCTGTACCTGCGCTGTTGGCAAGTAACCAGTTCTGCCACTCTTTACCGCTCCAATTCCATAATTTCGCCATATTTACGCCCCCTTATTTAATGCCGCTTGCATTCGTAAAGAATAGCCCTGATTTCTCGCTGATTGCTCCACCCATGTCGGCAGCTATGCCGCTTGCGTCCGTTGCTGCGGTATGGATATCAATTTTGCCTACATTGATTTCTTGATTGGTATTGCTACCTCCGCCGCCTGTTGCAATAGCCTGCAACGACGGTATCGGAGTATTAGCTTGTTCCCACCGTTCGGAAATGGTAGCTTTTATACTGCTCAATGAAGGAATTTTGTCTAAAATCTTCCCTATCCATTCCCACGCTGATTCGAGCGGGGATATTAAGTAGTCGTTAATAAACCCTGCAATGGCTTTAAATGCTGCGCCGCCTGCTGTAACAAGTAACGCCATTGCTGTTACGATTTTATAAAAGCCCATTAAGGCGAATAATAAGATTTGTTTCAGTATCTCCCATGCTATTTGAGCTGCCTGTTTCAAGTACTCCCACGCCGTTTGTAGTGCCGCAAGGACTTCATCACCTGTTCCTAACATTTTCCATAAATCCTCAAAGGCACTCTTGCCGCCGTTGGCGTATACCCATAAATCTTCTAGGACTAATAGAAACGCTGCTATAAGCATTATGACCCACGTTATAGGATTAGCTAGTATGGCGGTGAATAAACTCCACAGGGCAGGCAGTAATAAGCCCGTAACAACGGCTACAATAGCGTATAACGCCATTGTTAATATATCGCCGTGTTTCTGCATATATGCGAATACATCCGTTAACGCTAGGGCAAATTGAGTTAACGCAGGAGCAGCAAAACGCAGAATCGGCAGAAAAACGAATGTGAAAGAACGGCTTAATTCTGTAATGCTGTCATTAAATTTTGCAGCTATAACCGTATCCTCTTTCGTGAAATATCCCAAATCCTTTTGACGTTTTATAAGGTCGTCTAAAGCTTGCCTACCACCTTGCAAAAGTCCTATCGTACCTTCGTCGAGTTGTAATGAAGATAATATACCTTGACTTTCCAGCTTGCTCATACCTTCAACAGCTCCGGCTAAATCTCGCAAAACGTCAAATACATTGCGGACTTTTCCGCTGTCGTCTACTACTGCAACGCCCAGTTGCTCGAAGAATGGCAGTATACGGCTTTTACCTGTAACAGCGATACGGGCTAACTGTTTATTAAGTCCTTCGACGCTGTTAAACAATCCCCTGACGCTGCCGCCTGATAGTTCTGCCGCGTTGCCCCATGCGTATAAATCCGGCGCACTTGCGCCTATACGGTCTGCAACTTTACCGACGGCGTCAGCTCCTGCGGCTAAACTTTTTACTTGCGCTATAATTGTACCAAACGAAAGGAAAGCGGCGGCTGCTGCTGTTCCTTTTTTCGTTAGCTTTGAAGCAAAGCTTTCTGTTTTTTTGTCGGCTTCATCTATTCCTTTGTTAAAGTCTGTGGGGTCTAGCCCTAGAGTTATCATAAAACTATCAATAACTGTAGCCATTTTTTAACCCCCTTTCGTGTTTTTTCGCATATAGTCGGCTAGTAAAAAGTCATTAGTATTTTTGTTAGCTAAAATCTCGCACATATCTAATAAATCATCATAGCTGTAAATTGTTTGAAGTTCATGCAGTGTGGCAAGTCTTGCGGCGACTACGTTAGCAACAGAGGGCGTGACATTTACTGTTTTTTCGAGAAATGAATACCGTTGCTGCTCGGCGACAAGTCGGGCGTTTCGTTTGACTTGCCGCCTTTTAGAAAACTAGAAAAATTCACCTCAAAGGCTTTCTTTTTCAACGTCCATAGGCTACCTACTTCCTCAATAACTGCGTCTATTGTTTCCGGCATTAATTCTTGCTCTACACCGTCGGAAGTGATTAGCGAACAGCATTTAAGCAGCTCGTTGCCTAGCTCGGCGACTTCTTCCACGTTAACATTTCCTAAAGATTTAAAAACTTCATCAATGTTAACATCACGCCAGTTAATATCGGAAATGCCTTTCCCTTCCGGCAGTCCATTGAACGAGTTTGCAATACCGCCATGAAGTGCCACGGCTGCAAGTTTAATAATAAACATCTCTAGTTTTGTGGCTGGCATTTGTCGCGCCTTAAATTTTAGCGTTCTTTCTGCATCTTGTAGCGTAAATATGATTTCTTTTCTAGCCATTTTTTGCTCACTCCTTTTATAAGAATAGGCGATACTATGAATATCGCCTATTAGTTAACTATATTATATTAGCTTCTCGTTTCAAAAGCAAACGCTGCTGTAACGGGGTCAAGCACCTGTTTAAGTGCTGGGAAGTCTTTAGCGTTAGTTAATACGCCATTCGAGAACATGAACGAAGTTGAAATGCTCGGAATGTTTATTGATAAACCTAGCCGAACGATTTTTTTCTGTGTTTCCATGTATTTAGCCAACGCCCTGATATAAGTTAAAGACGGGCTATTTGCTTCAAAGGTAAAGTGTATAATATGCGGTTGCGGTGTCCAGCCTGCCGCCATATGTCCGTCAACGCCCATACGAACGATACTGATTTGTCGCTCGTCTTGGTCTACAGCTTGGTCGGTAGCGTAGTTTTGCAACAGAACACCTGCCGGGAACAGTTCTTCAATCGTTAAGAAACATTTTGCATTTGCTGATGTAATATCCATTTATAGCACACCCCCTTTTTATAACACTACGGTCAGCGGAACGACTAATCTGTTAACGCTGCCGCCATATGTATACCATACATTTATAATCGGGCTATCACGGTTAACCCTTGCGGCGGCGCCCGGGTCTAATACCTGAATATAATAGCCATTAGTGTAAAGTTCTGTAGAGATATCTTCCCCTGCTTCCGCATAAAGCTGTGCTTTTTGGCTTTCACTTAATTCGACGCCTGTATCAATAACGCCGTTATTCAACGCCCTAGTAATTGGGTCGTTCAGCCATGCACGAATTTGCGTGTACCCAATCTCGTTATAAGGTGTCCTACCGATTGACGTCAAGCCGTTTGCAAGTGAGATTTGCATAACATTTTTAAGCCATATCATGTTGATATACGTATCAACGAATCCGTAGTTGCCGCTGAACATTTTGGCATCATAATAGAACGAAAAATCAGTGCTGCGGGCGGCGTAACGTCCATAGAAGTTAACGTTGTTAGCCAGCAACGCTGTTGCGCTGTCGTCGTCAGTTACAGACGCCGCAAGTCCTGTTTGTTTCCTAAATGCGTAGCTTACAACACTGTTCGCCCTGTTCCAGTCAATAGAAGCTGCTGTAGCCATGACAAGCGTAGAAGTGTATACGTCAGGCGCATAGTTCATGCAAAGTCCTTCGTAGTCCGCTTCTTTCAGCGTGGTTACAAGTGTTCCCTTGCCGCTGGTTTTCAGGGCATTAGAAGATTGCCACGGAACGTACAAGAATTCAATCGGGTTACTGTTGTTCCATTCTGCAAACTGCCGAATTTCTACATCTGTAGCTTCTTTCAGTGTGGTAAAGCTTACCCAGTTAGTCGATTGATTTACAACAGATTGCATATTAGCGGCAGGCGCCAAAGCGTCGCTGCCGTCGGATACTAGCGCGCCGCTTGCGGCGGTCAAGCCTAACGCTGTTGCGGTATCAGTGCCGAGGTCTTTAATAGTCAAGCCGTTTGTAGCTACTGATACTGCGCTGTCTGCGCCTGTGGTTTTGCTGGTAATGGTAAAGCTTTCACTGTTGCTGTTGTAAACAACGGTCGTTCCGGTAACCTTAGCGGCGATTGCTGCGGCTACGTCGCTAGGCGTTGTAGCTGCGCTAAAATCTAATCCGGTAACAGTGATAGGTTTGCCGTCTACGGAGATAGTAAAGCCGCCAGCAGTGATTTTTTTAAGGCTGGTCAGTGATAACGCTTCTGCGCCGAACAGCTTTCCTGCGATTGCCTTAGATACCCTTTTTGCAAAATAAAGAATATTAGGCTTTTTAAAACTGTTATCGTAAGACTGGAAGTAATGACTAGCCGCAAGATATTCTACGCTGTCCAGCCCGTAGTATTCGCCTACAGCGTCTTTGCTTGCATATGCTTTAAGCGTCGGGAATGGTGTTAATTCGTTTTCGCTTAAATACAAGCCTGCAATTTCAAGCTCTTGGCTACCCGCTTTAATAACGCGCGGGTTAATTTCAACGATTTTTGAAATAGGTATTGCCATTTTTTATAAACCCCCTTTTTCTGGTTTATGATGTACATCAACATTTTCCAGCCGCGTTATCGCGATTTTATCAAAGTATTCTGTCTGGTATTCGTATACCGTCCAAAACGCTAAATGAAGCGGCAAGCGGTATCTGTTGATATATTGATTTGTGTCGTCAGTGTATGGTAAAAACTGCATATTTTCGCAGTACAATAAAGCTATATTGTATTTCTTTTTGAAAAAGTCAACCGCAATATCAGAACGCCCCAGCGTTTCAAAATATTCAGCCCGCTGCAATGCTCGTTGATAATCGGCGTCACAAAAATCGACGTTAACGACATATTCACGGTAAGAACGTGTTTCCGTTGTGCCTGCTTCCGTTACAATCTGTTCCCCGACATTCGTACCGATCCGGCGGGTACTGGCAAGAAAAAATACCACGTGTTCTCGTGTCTTTGGCAGTGCCGAGTTGTTCTGCTGCCCTAAATAAATTTGTTCAGCAGTTAACGGCGGTTGCATATAAGCCCGCAAATAGGCTTCTACAGCTACGTTAATTTCTCCATGCTCCAATTACTTCACCGCCTTTCTTCCGACGCTTGTAAGGTTGTTTCCTTCGTCATCAGGCTGATTGGTAAAGTCGGGATACGGCGGCACTTGCAAAGTTACTTCACAGTTAGCCCAGCCAACATTAGACCAGTCCTCAAACATTGCTGTGATTTTCCAAAATTCACCGGGCTTGCGCTCGATATAGTCGCCTGTGCGTAAGATTGGAACTCGTGCAATGCCCTCAATAGGTCTATTGTTATCGCTGGCAAGGAATATCTGTTCTGTATGCGCCGTGCTGTTGATGTTTTCGAGGTGTTGCAAACGATTCGCTTCGTTTGGCTGAAACTGCACGTTTACAGTTGCAGGGCTAAAAAAAAGCGGTGTAACAATGCCGCTGATATTTTTTTGCCCTGCTGACTGATACAAGATAACTTGTTCGTCAGGATTTATGGCAGTTATAGCACTTCTAACCACCATGTGCAAATTAATTCCGTTCATCTGTTACACCCTCTTTATTTAACTTTTACGTTATTTGTGACTGCATTTATCATGGTAGACGTATCAATCAAAGCTCGGTAAGGGTCAGTTGCTACGGCGTTTTTGCCGCTTTGTGCTTTGCGCTGTTTCATGCGGATAGTGGCAGGGCTATTCGGGCGCGGGTCGTTCCACTCCCATTTTTTTATAGTATCCTGTATATCCGCTTTCATTTCTTTTGATACAGCAGTGTAAGCATTTAAAAGCGCGCCATTCTGCGCCGACTTACCTTTTAACAGGGCAGTAAGTTGCTTGCTCCATTTGTTTTGTTGTTCATCTACAGTCCTTTGCATAAAGGGGCGTTCAGGAACGCCACCAATGCCCTTGTTTTGGATATAGGCAACATAAGCAACATTTATCCCGCTTGGATAAGTTGCGTCCGCTGTAAAGCCCGCCTGTGCTTCCGGCGTTTGCCTTACTAGGTTTCGCAACTTCTTTTTCCAGTTGCCGGATGTCCCTGTTCCGTTACCTGTAACAAGCTTGACTTTTAAACGCATAATAACGCCCGCCTGCTCTGTACTTTGCCGTGAGTGTCCAAAAAAGCATACCACATTGTGTCTGGTTATACCAGTTCAGCGACATTGGTAGGGTATAGCTTGTTGATACCTTGCCCTGTGTCGCGCCGCTCAAAACGCCTACAACAAACGCTCCACGCTGCTGTAACTCGCTTATGTGACAAGTGAGCAGGTAAAGCAGCGTTTTACGTTCGTCAAGGTCTTTCACGGCTGAATTGACGGAATTATTTAAAGCCAGTGTTGCTATTTTGAAATTATTTTCAAGAATAACATCATCTACACCCGCTAACTGCGGATACAGCTTTTTAAATTCTTCCGGGTCGAATATAACAACGTTGTTATCATCAGCCATTTTTAAGCCCCCTTACTTGAAAGGGGTTGTTGAAGCAATAACCTTTTTCGGGTCAAGTGGCTCGTTCCCGTTACGCAACTCTTTGCGTTCGTGGATTGCGCTTTTTGTAAAGCGGGTATCTCCGGTTGATGCAAAAATCAAACCGTTAATGATTCTAGGGTCTGATTTATGCTGTTTTTTAATCAATTCCCACATATCAGAGGGAACGCCGAAAGTCATACCAAACGCGCCGCCGATTGGGTTTTTACCCATTTCAAGCCCCGCAAGATGTTTGTTGTTGCCGTTAAATTTAACCTCGGCAAGACTACCGTTTGGCAGTCTTACAGCAAAAATCACGTCTTGATAAGAATTGCAGCATACCGTAACAGTGTCAGCTTGTTTGGTCGGGGAAGCTTGAGCAGGTTGTTTGGCGTTAACTTTTTCAACTTCCTTTTCCTCTACCTCGCTGACTTCGTCACCTTCGTTTGGGTCATAAGTAACGGGCTTTTCTTCCTCAATCACTTCTACCCCTGTCGGCTCGACTTCCTGCGGCAGTAATGCTTCTGTATTCTTATCATCAACGATTGTTACAACTTCATCTTGTTTTACTTTTTTTGGTCTAGCCATGTAGCAGCACTCCTTTTTTATTAGTTACTGTAAATTAAACGCCTGTCATTGTGCCGATTGCAAACGGTCTATAAATGATAGTGCCGTAAGAAGAGCCGACGAATTTTTGATGGAAACTGGAGCTTTCCGGAATTAAGCGCATAGCACGGAATTTTTCGCTAAATCCGATTTGAGCGGTCGGCAGTCCTTCGATTGTCGGAGCGACAAGGAGAATGGAAGTGCCGCCAGTTGCGGTAGCCAGTTCAGGCAATGCAACGAAACGGATTTTCGGGAAGTAGGTTTCCAACATCTGACGTGCAGAGATATTGAAGTCAGTTGCTTTGCCAAGTTGTACCTGTGTAGCGGGAGAGGTAGCAAGTACAAGTTCGGTATTAGCGTCAATGTGTCCTGCGCCGCGGTCAGCCATTTTGCCGAACAGATACAGTACATCTTCGTAAATTTCTTTAGTGGATTTATCATCCCACAGAGTTTTGGATGCTGCATTTGGCAACGGAGTAACAGAAGTAGGTAAATTCGGGTCGTTCAGCAAGCCGTAAATCTCCAAACCTGCCACGCCATACAATGCGAATTTATTGCTTGCAATGTCGATTACAGTAGCAGCAGCACGTTGTTTATCGGCTGCCAGTTGCAAACGTGCGCGGCTTGCAACGTCGACTTCTCTATCGCCATAACGGATGTTAGTTTGATAGATGTATTGAGTTCTTACCGGAAAAGTCGGGTTTACATCAGACGCACCGCCTTGACCGTAGTCGGTGTAAGCTTCAACCTCGCCTGTGATTTCAGAAGTTTGGAAACGTGCATAAGAGGTTGTCCAGTCACCTTTTTTAGCTTCCCCGAAAATCTCCCTTGCGCCACGGGTAGCGGTCAGGATAGGGATTACCATAGGGTCAATATAAGATGTAAATTCAACAGGAACGCCGCTGTTTGCTGCGGTAACCATTGCAGCGTCATTCGCTAATTGGTCAATGCTATCGTTTGCCAAAATGCCACGGATAGGCGCGCCAGTATCGAACACGATACCATATTGTTTCATAACATCAAGCTGTTCTTGCAAGCCTAATTGATTTTCAAACATTGTTTTATCCCCTTTCATTAAGCCCAGTTACTGATGACGATAATATCGCCTGCAGCACCGCCGCCGTTAATATTTACTACTTTATAATCAGTTTCTACTGCATCCTTTACAGTGTCGCCTGCTGTGCCAGTTTTAATGCTGCCGTCTGCAAGCACTGCGAAAACGCTTTGTCCTACGGTGGCAGCCGTCCCGGTAACAACAGCAAAGTCACCTTTGACTGCTACGGATACGGGAAAGCCTTTAGGAACAGTGTTAGAAGCTGATTCGTTATAACCCAGCGGGTTAGTGATTTCACGCACTGCAAAGCCCAGCGGCGCACCTGTGCCTGTGGATTTTACAAAAGCGTCGTTTTCTTTTACAGTTACCGCCCAAACGAAACCGCCAATAGTTACGGTGTCGGCTGCGCAATAGCCTTTTTGAGTGCTTACTAAAGGATTGGTACTCATATGTTGACCGGGTACACCAATAGCAGGCAGGATGTTTACTTGTCCTTGAAATTTGTTAGCCATTTTTCTTTGCTCCCTTCTTATCGAATAGTGATGTTTTTCAAGTTTTTCATGTATTCAGGAGTTTTTTCACTGGATACGCTGAATTTTTTGATTGCTTCGTCGTTAGCGTGGGTTACGTCAAAACGTTGTTTTTGCAACACGTCAACCATAGCTTTGTAAGATTCTTTGGGATATTTAGAAGTATCAATGCCTTTAGCTTGCAAGGCTCTTGCGTAGATATCTTCTGCACTGTCATACGCCATAGCGTCGACGTTACCGAGTGCGAAAGCGCAAGCGTTAGCGGCAGCGTTAAGTTTTTTCACGCGTTCCATAACATTTTTTTCCGCTTCTGCTTTAGCATTAGCCAGCAATGCGGGAAGTGCGTCTTTAGCAAGGTATTTTTCCTCACCTTCGCGCTCGTGGTCGCGGTCAATCCGTTTCGGATTGTCTTTTTCGTAACGCTCGCCTGCTTTGATACCCATTTCAAAACCCGCTTTAAAAGCAGGGTCTTTCATGCGTTCTTCGAGTTCATCATCTTCTGCTTTTTCTTCCTTGTCCTCGTCTTTAGCTTTTTTTGCTAAATATTCTTCCATGCCTTTACGCTCATGTTCTCTATCGAGTTTTGCGCGTTCGGCTGGATTTTTTTCCAATTCCTCGCCTTTAGCTACGCCCTCGGCGTAAGTCAATTTTTCGTCCATACCTTCACCGCCTTTTAATTCTAACAGTTTCGCCTTAATGGTGTCTTTTTGTGCAGCTTCCAGCCCTGTAAAGAATTTATCTACAAGGTCGTCGATAGAAATATCTGCGTCCACATCCAAGCCAATTTCTCGGGGGTCGTAACCTTCTACCTGCGCTTCAACAACATTTACAGCCTTTTGCAAATTAGCTAACACAACTTCTGCTGCTTCGATACCTAAATCAGCGTCTTTTGCAAAGATAACGCGCTGTAAGTCAGCTTTGCGGCGTTTAAAGCTTAAAATATCTTTTGAAAGATTTTTCATTTGTTTTTTTTCTCCCTTCGTTGTTTTTTCTATCTCAACAGGTAAACTGTCGGATACAACTACATCACTGCCAGCCCTGCCTTGCGGTACAAGGGCAACGTGATTTCCTCGAATATCCCTCATAACAAAATCATATTTTGCGCCCTTATACTCCCCTGCGGTCATATCGGGTGTATAACGGTAGCTGCAAGATATCTGCTTACAACTTCCGTCCTCGACGGATTTAATCGCCTTTTTATCGGTGATAGATAACGCATTTAATAAATACGGTTCTTCAAAGCGTGCCTCTGTTCCTGTGCTGCCTACCTGATATTCTTTAGGCGGCGCGTCGGCGGTATAGTCGTGGTGTCCCTGCATTAGCGGCAAGCCGTTAAATGTTGGGGCAGCTTTCGCTAATTCTTCCGGGTCACGCAGTCCATAGTAGACACGTTCGGGGTTTAAGCCTAAATCCTGCCAGTTCGGAATTTCACGCCCTAAATACGGGTTTACGGTCGCCTTACTGATTGGGCAGGCGTCAACGTGCATAAATCCGTTTTCGTCTATTCTGCGCGCTGTTATGGCGGCGTCAAACGCTAAAATATTGTTTTCCCGTTCCATATGGTCAGCCCTTTCGTTTTAACTATTTTTATACAAAAGTCTTTATTTGTTATTTTGATTATATCACAGGTTAACTTAATTATTGCTCGTTAGTGAGTAATTCGGTGATATCAGGTCGAAAATCACACCTGCAATATGGCAGTTCTCCCGGTAAAACATTTCTGCCTACATCTTCGTCATAAAGCCCCTCGTCTAAATCAAATGTCTTTCCATTCATTGCAATGTGTGTTTTACGGCTGCTTTTCTCGCCGGGTATATGTATCCATATGCCTTTTTTTATGCCGATATCCTTCGTCTGCATAACGTTTAACGCCTGCGTTGCCTTGTTGGTTTGGTCTATGGCTATCAGTTCTGCCCGCCGTTCTGTAACCTTGTTAAGGTCTTTTATGTGCTGAAATATGCTTGCCATATCCCGCCCTTTAAGTGCGCTGTCAATTACAACATTGGTTAATTTATCAAAGTATTTAGGGGCAATACTCTTTATCAAATTTACGTTACTCGCTACCATTTCTTCAAGTAGCGGTTGATGTAAGGCACTAATGTGAAAATCTATCACAATGCCCGCTTTTTTTAGATTAGCCATAAGCCCCGCTTTAGTCTGTTTATCTATCTTACCGATAAACTTGCTGGCTATAGCGTCCAGTTCCTCGGCTTCCCATTCGCTTATATATCTGCCGAAACGCGCTTTTATAGCGTCAATAAGCTGCTGTAAGCGTCTGTTATCAAAATCAATGGGCGCGTCATTCGTTACCATTTCCGACGCTCTAAACAGCTTGTATTTTTTAAGCACAAACTTTAACGCTGCCTTTTCCATTTGTTTTATTAAGCGGCGTATCGAACGGGCGTATTCGTTCTGTATTCCGACGCTGGCAGGTATTCCCGGTATAGTTACCTGTCGCCGCCGTCGTCTGATTTTCGACGCCATACATTAGCCCCCTTTTGTAAGGTTTATGCGGAATTATTTGATATAACCCCGCATTTTTTCCCATTTTACTTATTTTTAATCAATTATTTCGTTTTTTTATTCAACTTCTTTTGGCGGCTTTTCATCTTGGCTCAAAACTTCCCGCTTTTCAGTTAATCCTAACAGTTCGCGTTCTTCCTCGCTTAATTCTTCCTCGGGTACGCTTTCTTCGTTGAGGTTATTAAAACCGCTTTTCGGGTCAGCTTTCAGGCACTCCCTGCCCTCGTCCGGACTGATGACGCCATTAGATATATAAATCTGCTGCGTTTCAGCTTTGATTTTGTTTACAGTAGCTATGCTTTCTTCTTTTTCTTCTGATAATGGATTGAAGGTAAAAGTTATCTCGTTATCTATCTCGCCCCATTCCTGCACTTGTAGTACCTTTAAGACGTATTCTATTTGGTCACGCAGTTGCTTTTCTTGCTGGCTGGCTATGTGGTCGTAGTGGTTTTTTAAATCACTTTCACCTGTATTAAATCCGGACGACGTTAAGCCCCACATTTTTGTTACAGGCTCATTGAAGTAAGCCGCTACAATCTCCATTGCCTGACTTACTATATCCTTTACGCCAGCTAACGACGTTGATTTAATATCAATATCTTCTGATTCTTTATCTATCAGCATGACGCCATCATTACTGCGATACTGTACGAAGTTATTTACACGGTTATCAATCTGCGCCCAGTCACCGCCCGAAAAAATCTGCTCGTTAAGATTCGTTTTGAATACTGTTAAGCTGAATTTGGTCAATAACCTTGCTTCTGCTTCTCTGCATTCTGTGAAGTGCGCTACTGCGTCTAATACAATCTGTGCAAGCGGGATACCGAAAAAGTTATATGCCGGGCGTAAAATCGTCGGCAGTTCGTTTTCTTGCACTGGAGGCAGGAAGCGGCTTGCGTCTACCGCTTTGCCCATAACAAACCAATATCGTGGCTTGAAGTAATATTCTTGCAGCGGTTCTGCTGCGTTGTATTGACCGGGGGAAAGGTTATACGGCTCTATAACTTTCAAACGCCGCAGTTTTTTACCTCGTAATTCGTTCTTCGTTAAAATTAATGGATTTAGCAGGTTTTCACTGGCGGTGTCGATTCCGTCGAAGTCCATGTATACTAAACTGCCGCCGTAGTATTTACTAATACTTACCGCTTTGCGTAGTGTCGGCAGCAGGTTTATCTTGGTTATTAATTCGTTAAGTCTGTCCAGCTTTGCCTGTTTATCGGTATCAGGGTCATTGTTGCCTTTTGTGGTTAGCGTTATGCCCTTTTCTACCATTTCATCCGCTATCATCTCGCAGCCTGCCCGAATAAGCCCATTTTGTGCAAGCCCTGTTAAATATCCATAGCCCAAAAATTGCGGGTATGCACTCATGCCCATTATAGAGATAGCATGATGTAGCAATGAATGGCATTGACCTATAGCCGCGTCATTTGCTTTTTTGGTATCTGTGTCTACCTCTGATAGTGTAGCTGGCGCACCGTACATTGTTTTGATGTCGGCAAGGGTCGGCACTCTTGGCGTACCTTCTACCGGGTTAATAAGGTTTAATGCTTTCAATCTCGGGTCTTTTCTGATTCGTTCTTTGTTGTTGAAAGCCTGATTTTCGTTGCCGCTATTTTTTCGGGCGGTGTTCAGTGCTTTCTGTCTAATACGTTTCTGCGCGTTTTTGCTGTTGTTCATTTCTTTTCCCCCTATTTATCTACGTTTTACTTTCATTGGCGGGTGGCTGTTTTCTAATGCATATCTAACGGCGTCTATAGTATGGTCGTTGCCGTCGGGATAATTAGCGATATAGTTACCGTTTCTATCCTTTTTTAGCTCGTATTGGGCGAATTCTCGTGCTGCATTCGGGCAGCGCATAGGGTCTATAACGATTTCTAACAAATCATCTGTTAAGTATTTATAGCCCCATTCTCTCGAGCCTTGCCCCTTTTTAGCCGGAATAACATTAATCCCATAGCTTTTTAGGCTCATTAATGTTTCATGCTGGATATCGCTTACTATAAGCCTGTTGCGTGGATTTTCCTTTTTTATATGTTCTGCTAACGTCCAACTCGGACAGCCACGGGCATAGTATTCATTGAATATATATAGCTTGCGTGCTGCGTTATCTAGGTGCATTGTCATGTACGCCATAGGGTCTATTGATACACCTAAATCAAGCCCACGCTTAATATTATCGAAATGCGATATTTCTTCGTTCGTGATTGGTCGCAGTTTTAAGTTAGTGAATATCTCTCCGCCTGTTCCTGTGACTTCACCTAAATACTCATGTCTAAACCTGCGGGGCTGATATACTGCCATAACTGACGCTTCGTAAAGAAATTGTTTTCCTACCCATTCAGGCGGGGCTTGCAGGTAGTTGCTTTTGTGTAATAGCTTATCGGGTCGAATTTTCAAGGCTTCGTTGTTCACCCAGCTTTGCATAGACGCAGGCGGGTTATATGAATAAAAGCACCAAAAACGCTCGCCGCCACGCAGCACTGATTGCAATACCTTTTCTATTTCTTCGATTCCCGAAAATTCTTCTAATTCTTCAAACCATGTTATAGCATAGTAACCTTTTTTTACTTTTACGGACTTGCGTTTCGTCGGGTCGTCCAGTCCCCAAAACAATATTTTCTGCCCGGTTTTTTTATATATAAACGACGGCGGCGATACTCTAGCTATGAAAAAATCATTTAGCCCCAGCTTTTCTATAGCCCATGCTATCTGTTCATAAACTGTTGTTTTTATTGTTAATCCAACTTTGCGGAAAACAATAACGTTTATAGTTGGGTCTAGCAGCATAAGCATGATTATAAATATACTTATAGCCGACGACTTCAACGAACCACGCCCACCGCTAAACCAATAATGCGTAAATTCGTGATTCATTACCTGATGATAAACTTTATAGAAAGCCTTGCCGATACAGTCAGTTAAATTAATCTTTGGCGGGGTCATTTATCTTTTTCGCTAAATCTTCAAAGTTCTGCGCTGCTTTTAGCGCGTCGTCGTAGGTCGGCAATTCACTTTCTTCTGCTGGCTGCTCGGCTGGTACATCAGCAACGATTGTCGGGGCTAAAGCTATAGCTAGAGAGTTTTCTCCAAATAACTTATGATATTTACCCATATTTTCGCTACCCGCTTTTATAAGCGTGTTTTCCATGATGTAACCGTCGGTATATATCTTTTCCATTTGCCCCGTTTCCTGATTCTTTTTAAGAACGTACTTTTTATATTCTATTGTTTCTTTGACCTTGCCCCGCATTTGGTCTGTATAGCTGCGGATTACTTCTTTTACTTCTGCAATGTCGTCTAATTCGTATTTTGCCCGCAGTTCTTCTACATACTCCTGTACCCACGGACGAGAAAAAATCATGTATGCAGTGCGCCGGGCTGTTGTTTCTGCAAAGCCTGCGGCTTTTGCTGCTTTATAAAAATTAAAACATTTCAAATATTCTCTTGCAAACTTTTTTTCACGGTCGTTCGCTACCCGTTTTTCGCCAGCTATGCGAACAACGGCTGACCGTTTGCGTTTTGGACTAGCCATGTTACGCCCCCCTTTTTTGTTTTCATTATAGCACAATCTTTAAAAAAACTATAATTTATCATGTTTACGTGATACAATAATATAAAACCATTAGGGGGAGCTATGATGACACAAAAATCTTATACAGAAGCTGAATTGATTGAGGTTTTTAATCTTCCCTGTAGTAGTATTCTTGACTTTTTCGACAAATACGAGTGTAAGCGCGTCGTTATAGGATATCCTTCTATATCACACGTTATTTACGGATACAACAATCCCGACTATCTGCCTGATATAGCGCATTTAATAGATTATGGCGTTGGAAAAACAGTAATCATAAGCAGTTACGAAACAGGCTCGCCAAGATATCAAGTCTATAACTTCCCTGATAGGCGGCAGGCTATTAATTTTGTAGATGAAGTTGAATATACGTTGTTTGTGCCTATTGATTGTATCTTGAATTTCATAACTCAAAAAATAGGCTTTTGGTCTTATAAGACTACAGTAAATATTCTTGACGATAACGAATATAATATTATTCTTGTAGTTGAAGGGCGCAGGATTGAGCTGACTGACGATAACTTTATGGATAGAGTTTTAATTACTCAAAAAACTCTGCTTATCGAAAATGATTCGATAACCCACGCTAAAAGCGCAGTGGAATATTACCGCAACATTTTTAAAATGTCCCGTCGCTTTGTTGCAGAGATAACAGGTATCCCGCTTAAAACGCTTAATGCTTTTAGTTCATCTCCTGACCGTTCAATCTTAAAAACGAATGCGCTCAACGTGTATAAACTGGCGCAGTTATTCGGGGTAAGCATGGAGCAGCTTTTATTGACTGAATGCGAAATAAACCCTACCAGTAAGGCTTTTTTGGAAAGTAAAGAGGTTTAAACAATGAATATTGATAACGCATTATATACCCTGAATATCGCGCCTGACGCCCGGCAGTTAACCGTTTTTATCGACGGTGAAGCAATTCCTCAAAGCCGACCCAAAATCGCCACACGGGGCAAAAATGGCGTTCCGTTGCCCCATGCTATCGCCTACTATAAAAACGCTTCCATTTACTATCGCCAGCAATGCGAATACTGTATTAAACAAGCTGTTCAAAAGTCAGGTATCTTTTTTAAAGATGTCGCCTTGTTTTGTGAGGTATATATTTTTTTACCTGTCCCTGCGTCAAAAAGTAAGAAGTTTAAAGTCGCTGTTGATGTCGGCGCAGAATTTCCAAAAGTCAAGCCGGACTGCGATAACCTTTTTAAAAATATCACAGACGCAGCCGAGGGCTTGGCATTCGATACAGATAGCCGCATTGTTTCTGTAAACATCCATAAGCGTTATACCAACGGCGCACCGTTTGCTGTACTGCGGCTTACAGAAGTCAACGAAGAAATAACAGTCCTGCCATCTTTTGTTAAATTGTATAGAGAAAGCAAAAAAAGCAGAGGTTAAAACCTCTGCTTTTTTATTTACTGTAAATTGATTCGCCATATAGATTTATTAAATACTTCCGGCAGTATTCTTTTACATCATTGCACTTTTTGCCGTGGTGCCGTTCTGTGTGGCAGTCCATACACAGAAGTACACCGTATTCTATTTGGTCGCTTTTTATCCCGTTATGTTCGTGATGAAACTTTTCGCCGGGGTCTACCCGATTACCGCAGTAAATACATTTATGCTGATCGCGCTGGTGTATCCTTTCATTTAGCTTTGCTAACTTCTGCCCTTTAAGTCGTATGATTTTCGTTTTGGGTATCGGATTCATTATGTTTCCTTTCTGTTATTCTATTTTTTTAGGTTTAATGGCAGTTATTTTCTTGTCTAATATTTCTGTCAGGCAATTTTCGCAAAGCATTTCTATGTACATATCATATTCTTCTATTGTCATCGGAAAACATTCTTTATTCGTTTTTCCGCATTTTTTGCAGGTCGCTAAACGCTTTTTATTTAAATCTACTAAAATTCCTAACGCCTGACAAGATTCATTGAAAAAATTTATTGCGTTTGCTTCTATTGCATCTTTAGGATTTAAAGGATCTAAAACTTTTGACGTAGGCAAAAACAGAATACTGTTACATTTTCTGTATTTTTTTAAGCTATCTTTTTCCCTTTCTACACATATGAATTGAAAGCCGTCTATAAATTCGTTGTATTCAAAAATTAAGAAGTCGCCGGGGAATAAATTGTATTGATAGCCTTTATAGTTGAAAAACAGTTGGTTTGATTCTTCGGTAAAAGATGTTTTTATACTACGTTCAACCTTTAGCATAGTGACTTCGTTTCTTATTTCTTCAGGTATATCCTCTATTGTTATATTAGCGTTTCCTTCCCATTGCCACGCATAAACTTCTGTTATCTCGTAGTATTTTTCGATTCCTGCCATTTTACATATCTCCCTGTTTTTCGATTTCATCTAATGTTTTTTGAATTTCTAAAAGCTCTTGTTTGATTTTTGCTCCTTGCCTTATTAAAGCTTCCTCGCTCCATAGCTCATTCATTTTTTCATTTATTTTTAAAACGAAATCAGTATCACTCATTTCGGAAGGTTTTAATATTGCTGCTATGGCACTAAGTTGTATTCTTGCGTCTATGCTATTTATTTTTATTTCTTTTTCCAATAATTTTAATTTAAGTCTTTGCATTTCTATAATTCTGTTTACTTGCCGTTTATGCTGCGCAAACTCTAATTTTGATACAAACATTTTCTTTATGCCTCGTAATTTTCTTTATAAAGCTTTGCAGCTAACTTAATGATATCTCTAGCATTCATTTTATTTGCTCCCTAAATTTAAAAGTGGCGATATTACGCCCTCGCAACGATACAAAAACCTCTTTAAATATTTCTTTGTTCTTTAGTCGGTATTCATAGCCTACCGACAAGCGAATTGTGATATTGCGCCGATAATATCCCCGTCGAATGCGGTAAAGTTTAGTAAAAAATCGCCCGTATTCAATCATTTTATCACTTCTTCCGTGTCGATTCCTAAAATATCAAAAATAGCTTTCATTTGTGAATAAGTAATGTCGTCTACTTTTATACTGTTTCGGTAATATTTGCGCGCTTTAATCATAAATAGCCCTGTTTCGGCTTCTTCCAGCGTTGCAAAAGCTTTGACGTCTAAAGATGATTCTACAGCTTCTCCATTTGATTTTTTGTATTTATCATAATCAGTATAAATATAAAGTATTCCAACTTTATTGACGGTTAATATTTCTATCTGCGGCTCTTTCAAGTATCCACGGTTTGAATTTAAAACAAATATTTTATCGCCGGGCTTTACATCCTTTAATGATTTCAATTTAAAACACTCTCCCCTTTAAGCAGTATACTTCCTTTCGGGGGGGGTAACTCCTGAAAGCTCTTTTTTTATTTCTTTCACTGCTTCTAGTTGTAGTAATAAAATTTGTTCAATATCATAATCTGTTGCTTTTTCCATGCTCAAAAAGCCTGCAAGCAAAACACTTTGCAATTTCAAAAAGATTTCTTCTGCGTCGTCCGTTGTTCCTGTAGTCATAAAAGTACCCGTTTCACTCATAAATAAGCAGAGTTCATTTTTTATTAACGCTTCTTCTACTGTTTTTAGCAAGTTTTCATCACTTACTTTCTTTTCCGTTACGTTTATATCTAGTTTGTTGTCCATTTTCTACCTCTTTCCGTCGCCATAATCTCCATATGGGCGTTTTTTATTTGTTTTAGGTGTAATGTGTTGCGCTTGTTGTGTGATGTACTCCCACCACTTTCGCTATCGCTTAGAAGTGGGGGCTTCTTGTTCGATACAACTTTTGTTGTAAGCATAAGCAAGCTATCCCCGTGCATCCCACGGTTCTTTATTTTTTATTTTATCCGTCAATCTCCTAAGGAGCAATTCATCTCACTACCTTAGAGGTAGGAGACTTCTTGCTCAGTATGGTTAAAATCGTTCAAGGCTGCTCGTATCGTTTCATATAGTTAAATACTGACGTTTGTGGAAGTCCCACTGCGGCAGCAATCTTATATGAGCTGACGCCGTTATTTTTCATTTCAAAAATTTGATTATGAAACTTTTCCCAATCGTGCGGGCTGTTTGGGTGTGGTTTAAACGGTGGAATTGCTTTCACCATTTTCGGCGGCAGGGGAGGAGTTTCTTCCTTTTGGGGTTTAAACGGCAGGCTTGCAATGTTTATATAATGTTCCCCTCTAACGCATTCTTTTAGGTCTAAAAACGGGCAGTAAACAGTATCATTATGGCGGCGCAGGCGGTAACATTTTAGGCAATCAATCATTTTTCTAAACTCTTTTCTTTAGCTTCTTTTACTTGATTGCAGTATTCATCTATTTTTTCTTTGCTCAAATGCCTATTACCATACTGCTTATATCCCTTGATTTTTTCCAGCACCTCGAAGGGGTCATAGTAATACCGTGTACGTCGCCCTGTATGGAATTTAAATATATTCGTGCAATCTTCCCGCAGTTCTTTAAGCAGCTTTCCATATTTCCAGCGTTCAATCGAACAAGCTAAAATAATTCGTCCAACACGGTAGCCGCTTATAAATCCTTTTGCCTTTGCTGCTTCAATGCTGATATTCTGCATTATTCATTCTCCTCTTTATTGATTTTTTTCTTTAACGATAATAAACAAGCATTGCAAAGCTGAATATTATAGGTTTCGTATCCGGCTACGCGGATAATAAAGCTGTTCCTGCTCGCCCCAATATAACCTTTTCCACACCCGTCGCAAACAAAATCTTTTTTCTTTTCTTTTTTTAATTTAATCACTTTATCACTCCCTTAAAATCTGCGAATAATATAAATATTTATCATAAAGGCTGCCAAAAATAATAATGTGCCTATTAAAAATGCAGTTATCATTTTATCCCTCGTTGTTATTTTATGGTTTCCTGCGTTTTTTTAACTATAATTTCTGTTTTCTGTAATCATGGTATCGCTCCCTTTATTTTTGTTTTTCCTTACCTCTCGTCTATATTATAGCCCCCCCTTCGTTCTGTTGTCAAGTATTTTTTGAAAAATTGCAAAATAAAAAAGCAGGGCAAATACCCTGCTTTTTAGTATTATGAATTTAATTTTTGGCGGCGTCGCAAACTTACTTCATAGTTGTGTTTACGGATTTTTGCCAAGTGATACTCTGACGGCTCGAAGTACTTACAACGCGCATTTCTTGCGGAACGTGGTAGATTGCACTTTAAATTTTTAGTGCAATTTAAGCAATTCTTCGTTACATTCCAGTAAGTCAAAGCTTGCTTTGCTTTTTCCGCTTTCGCTTCTTCTTCTATACGCTTGTTGATTAGCTCGAACGCACTGCCTAAAGGATTATCTCTGCCCAGTAACCCCCCCATTTTACTCTCCGTCTTTTAATGTTGCTGTGTCTTGAGGCAGGCGCGCACTAATCAGCCCTGCAAGAATTTTTAATTCTTTATCATCTAGGCTTTCAACCAATTTAACTAAATCCAATTTGTTATTTTCAAGCAAGCCTATAATATGCTGGTTAAGGCACTCTAATACATTGCTTTCACTGATTAAAAGTGAAGCGTCTTTGAATAAATTAGCCGCTTGTTTTGCAGCTTCCGGGCTGGCTGCTAATTTTTTTGAACCATTCTTTAATACAAAACCATAGGCGGCGTCTACCGTCGCTTCTGTGTATCGCTTATGTTCAGCTATAGCGTTTTTTGTTGTTTCAAACTGCTTTTGCTGCTCAACGGTGATTTTTACATAATACGGCTTTAATTCTTTTTCGGGCTTTAATTCTTTTTCGGGCTTTAAATTTAATGATTCTTCTGAAACTGTTGAATTTTTTTCTTTTAACGGTTTAATTTTGTCTGACATTTCGGCACTTCCTTTTTTTATTTTTTTATAATGCTATATGTTAAAGCGGCTGCCGCCACTACATATGCAGCATTTCGCTGCCTTTTAATGATTGCCAGTTTTTTCTTGCAGCTCTCTGAGTAGGCTGTCAACAATTTGTTTGCTTCGTCTAATAGCTTCTCTGTCTGCTGTTTCTCGGCTGTCAAGCTCGTTAACTGCTGCGTTTTCCCTGTCAAGGATTCTGTTAAGTTCTTCGAGTTCTGTTCGGCTATCTCTAATTTGTTCTGTAACTTGCTTACTATCTCCGACATTTGATTGTAACGCGATAACAAGTCCCTGTAACTCTGCGATTTCTCGTTGCTGCTGTTCTCTAGCTGCGTTAATTCCTGCTGTAGCTGCTGCAAGTCGCTTGTCCATTTCGCCGCCTGCCCGGGCGTAATAGTAATAGGTTGCTCCTGCGCCCAGCACAAGCCCGGCACAGGCAGCAATAATAAGGCTAGTAATACTGCTTTTATTAAGTTCCACATATTTAACCCCCTTTTATTTTTTGGTAAATCCACCAAAATAAATACGTGATTACTATTCCAATTATACTAGTAACAAGACTTATTACCAGCCCTTTTAATCCATTTTCTAAAAACATTTTTATAACTCCACCTTGCAAAGTTTGAAATACCTCGGATTTTCGCTTTCTTGTTCAGCTTTTTCGTTCCATAAATTCAATGTTTTTTGAGCTACAATAAGAATTGTTTCTAAATTTGATTCTGATGTCATACATTCTTCATTGTTTAAGAATGTTACTTTTCTGATGATACTTGGCGGTAATGTCACGAACACAGGGAATTTAGTTTTTTTCCCAACTTCGTGGATATAAATTTCAATTCTTTTATCATTTACCATAAAAATCATAAGTAGCCTATCCTCTCTGATTTTATTTTTTATTTTTTATTTTTTATTTTTGTTTTGTTTTCCCTTACCTCTTGTCTATATTATAGCCCCCCCTTTGTCCTGTTGTCAAGTATTTTTTTGAAAAATCGCAAAATAAAAAAGCAGGGTATTTGCCCTGCTTTTTGACGTAAATGTTAAGTATTGTTTTTTATGGTACTACGGTTAAAACAACATTGTTTCCTGTTTCTATAATCATTCTGCTTAATTCTTCGCCGTCGATATTCTGCATACGCAGACAGCCGTAAGTCGGTACCCAGCCTTGACGCCCTGCGAACGGATTAGGCAATCCGCTGCCGCCGCCGTGAATATCTCTTGCTCGTGGGTCATGGGTAGTGATATAGAATGTGCCATAAGCTGCGCCATATGCGCCGTTAGTAACTTCTGCGCTTACGTTTGTATAAACGCCGTCCGGTAAGCTTCCACGAGGGTCGCCTGCTTCGTTGTAGCCCGGAACAAAATCGTCACGACATTCCCAATCACCAATGACATTATAGCTTTCATCCATTGCGAAAATGCGCTGTTTACTACGCTGAAACTGGATTTCTTTGACCATGTTTATCACTCCTTTTTACCATTTTAGCACGTTATTTCGTGGTAGGCAAAAATTTATTAACAACATAGTCAATAACCCTTTTTACTGCATTAGCAATATTGCTATATCCTAACTCTATCAGATTCTCATTTATACTGGATATTTCCACAACTAAAATGCAAACTGTTATAACGCCGGGCAAAAAGTCATTCAAAATTAAGTTTGTTGAAAATAATTTAATATTTGGTACTACTTGCCCAGCATAAAATGCAATGACTAAACTAGCATTGTAAACCAGCAATTTTTCTATAACCCTTGAAAGGGCGGCACTGTTTAAATAAGTCTTATTCCACGTTTTGGCTTTAAAGCAGTAATACAAGGCTTTACGAAGTGAGATAAATTCAATCGGTGTATCAGGCGTTAAATTTTCATGGATGTATTTTTTGCTAATATAAACGACTTTAAGAAATGTATCATAAAGGACTAATCCAAAAGCTAATATCACGACGTGCCAAAAGCCTTCTCCAAACGTCTTATATCCAAAAGTCCATATAGCCACAGCATATGCCCATACATCAATATTCGCAAACCTGTTAATTATATATTTAAGTTTTTCATATAAATTTGTCCACATAAAATACACCCCTTGTTTTTACTATATTATATCACAGTAAAAACAAGGGGTGTTCCCTTATTTCTTTTTAAAGTAATCGTCTATGCCGTGCGCCTGTACGCTGCTTATGCTTTCATAAAAATCAGGCTTTAAGCTATGTTTTTCAAGCCACTTCATAACGGCTGCTGTTAATGTTTTTTCTAGTTCGGAACAGGCTTCTTCTGATATATCTTCTAATTTTAGCCAATCAGCAGCAGCAATTCCTGCTATCTCGTCAGCTTCAATTTTTAGAATATCCAATACTGTTTCTGATTTTAAAGCTGGCGTGTACAGCTTTGCAATCCCTGTATATACTACTAGACATCCTTTGTTGTGTTCGTCGTTCATAGCCGCCTGCATTGCTTCCTCACGGCTGTTAAAATCACCCTGCCATGTTTCCCTGTCAAAAGAATAGGCGTATAGCTGTGCTGTCTTTGTGGATTGCTTTTTTGCTACCATTTCTTCACCTTTTCTACCTGAGCTACCAACGCTTTTATTTTACTTTGAGTGATGTACTCCCACCACTTCCGCTATCCCCTGCATAACGTATAGCGCGTTTGGTAACGCTATACCGTTGCCCCACATTTTATATTCAGAACTATCGCTATGTAATTTGTTGTACCATGAGAGCATTTGTTCTTTGGAGTATTCTTTAGTGGTTTTATTGTTGATTTTTGCGTAAGTATTTCTGGCGTTTAGCCAAAAGACATATTCGTCATCTGTGAGGTTATCTTTTTTAGGAATTTCTCCCCACCAATCTGGGAAGCCTTGAAGTCTAGCACACTCTGTAGGGGTTAATCTTCGTACAATATAATTCCTGCTATCAGTACTAATAGTGTGGCAAGGATCTCCTGCTTGTGGATTTGTTTTGTTGAGCGGACTTGTTATATTTGCACCATCGTAAACAACTGCCTCACAACATAGAGCTGTATAATCCGTAATGCGGTTATTGTGGTCACCTGTTATCGTTGGTACAGTTTCACCGGCGCCGTTGCCTCTTGTATCGTAAACAAGAGTTTTTTTATTAATAACGTAAGGCGCATTTCCGTGCGCTTCGGCCCTTAAAGTAGGGCTTTTACCATCAGTACAGACGCTGATTTGCTGACCGCCTTGGTCGTCTAAAATAATTTTCTCTACGATAGCAATACCGCCTTGATTTTTCGACGGGTCAGGATACCCTGTATCTAAAGTTTTAGCGATTTCAACAGCACGGCAACCGCTATGCGGATTTTTGCTTTTCATACTATTCGAGGACAAGCTATCAAAACTATATGTAGTTAAACATTTTCCCGCTCTATCGATGCCGTTTCCTTGATGGCAATATACGGCTACTGGTGCTAACACTGTCGGTGTACAATCTCCGCCGATTGCTGTTCCAACGCAGTTTTGAGCATCGGCGGCAATTCCTTGCCACGGCGTTCTGCCCGCCTCAAAATACCCTCGCAGGCTTTCGCGCTTAAATAGTATTTCTTGGGCACATTCGCCTCTAAAATCTGCGACAAGGTAGATTCTACGGCGGCGCTGGGGGACTCCCCAATATTGCGCGTCAAAAACTCGGTATGCAATGCTCCATCCGTCTCCACTGATGCAATCTGCATATGCCCAGCCAGCTTGTGGAACCGCAGGCATAACGGCGTCCTTTTCTTTGACTCTAATAAATTCTTCAAGGACGGTTCTAAAATCTTCTCCTCGGTTACTGCTAAAGGCTCCGGGAACGTTTTCCCAAATAGCGTATCTTGGATAAACTCCATTTGTTGCTTCCCTCATTTCTTTGATAATTCTGATTGCTTCTAAGAATAAACCGCTTCTTGTTGTTTCATCATCGCCCATATCAGCGTGTTTCAACCCTGCTCTTTTTCCCGCTATCGACATATCTTGGCAAGGACTGCCGAATGTGATTATATCTACAGGCTCTATTTCTCCGCCCTTAACTTTGCTAACATCTCCCAAATGTTTCATTTTTGGGAAACGATTTTTAGTAACAGCTATCGGGTATGGCTCAACCTCTGCCGCATAAACAGGCTCTATCCCGCACAAGCTTGCTGCTAAAGGAAATCCTCCACTGCCATCAAATAAGCTCATTAGTTTCATATCAATCTCCTATATACTGCCTGCCGTATCTATTTGCAACTCTGCAGCTTGTACCGCTGCCAACAAACGGATCAAGTACAACGTCACCTTCAGCAGTACCACATAATATACACCGCTCAGCTAATTCATTTGGGAACTTAGCGTAATGCGTAACACCACCGCTCGCGGTTGTAGCCATATTCCAAACACTTCGCATTCTGCGTTTACCGGTATTATTCTCGCAATTACCATGACTATTACGTGCCAACTCTCTTGAATTATCAAATGTAACTTCTTCTGTTCGTATAAGCTCTCCTGCGGCATTATATGTTCTTACTGTTTCCACATAACCTTTAAGGTCACAGCCTAACTCCACATTATACGCCCTGCTATCCTCCCATGTGCCATCTTCTTTGTACTTAGGCAACCAGTGATTTCTGCGATGCCATACCGGATTACATTCTGCTTTCCAGCGATTATATTCTGCTTGTCGTTTCTTTTCCATTTTTTCGTTAAAACTACGGGCCATTACCTTTACTCCTCTCTACATCAAGACTTTCCAAACTAAATACTGGCCAATCTCCATACCTACCCCAACGCACACTCCTTTAAATTACCAGCTTATCCAACCCGGTATTACTGTTATTCTAGGTATAATAACTTCCAATGGATGTTCGGAACTTGGTCTACCATGTTTTTTGTTGAATTGCACGATTACTCCCGACTTGCGTTTCCTTGACGATTTAGCATAAACAGAAGAAGCCATTATGTAAAAAGCTCTGAACTCTTTTATTGTTTTTTTATTCCTCATTTAATTAATATCGGATTATGTTTCAATTTTCTTGTGATTTTACGTTTTATGGCAGCGTTTAAATCGTCGTCCCGTATCGGTAAAGTTATCAATAGCTGCGATAATGATATATATACATCTGCCATTTTTTCTACAATCTTACTGTATTGCGGCTCGCTTTTTACTAACTGTTCAACTAATTTAGTGCTAGAAATGCAGCAGCTTTCTATGATTTTTTCTTTCGTTGCAGCTTTAGCAATACATTCTATGCTCAATCTGTCTAATATCATAGCAGACGGTAGCACACGATTTTTATTTAAGGTTTGGTTTTCAAACATTTTTGTCCTCTTTTCTTTGCCATAGCTATAAGCCCCTTTCTGTTTTTTCATCTAACGGAATACCCACATCAACTAACTGCTTGACGCCTTTCAATATGTGGTCTATAGAGTTTTTCCTCTTTTGAATTTGTGAAATGTATCCTACTAAATTCGCGCACACTACTGCTGCATGAAATTCGTCTAAATGTGATGTACTCCCACCACTTTCGCTATCGCTTAGAAGTGGGGGCTTCTTGTTCGATACAACTTTTGTTGTAAGCATAAGCAAGCTATCCCCGTGCATCCCACGGTTCTTTATTTTTTATTTTATCCGTCAATCTCCTAAGGAGCAATTCATCTCACTACCTTAGAGGTAGGAGACTTCTTGCTCAGTATGGTTAAATCGCCTGACGCTTCCCTTGTTATTCCCACAACGACAACACTGTCGTTTTCTTTAGCTAATATCCGGGCTGCTTCTTGAGCGTTCATATTATCCCCCCTAAATTAATTCTAAAATAGCTTGTAATTCGACTTCTGTATTATATTTTTTTACGTCATCCTCAAGGCTAAAACGGTCTTTAAACCATAAAGTTAAAAAGCAACTCATTGTAAAAAGGCGAACGAAAAACGCGCCATAATTTTTTAAATAAAGTTGATGAAAACCAAACCAGCCGAAAAATGACCATAGATATAAAGCTCTATCGAAATCAATGCTTTTTTTGGCAACTTTCATCCTGAATTTTGTTTTCCCTGTTTCTGAAAGTTTTTCGTACTGGTCGTTAATAAATTCCTCTTTAGTTGAATAATTCATAAGTTGTAGCATAGTGTTTTACCCCTTTCTTTTTATAAAAATTCTGAAACTAATTCATACCCTTCGTGATTCTCGTTGAAGCATACTTTATTATTTAAATTTTTGGGTACGTCTTTCAAGATAATACTTGCCCTAATACCTAAATACCTTACTGCCGGGTTAACCTCTTTGAACGTTTCTTTAGCTAAATATCTAGCTTCACTGTAGTTATACGCGAATACAGCTATACTCCCCAGCTCGGGAAAGTCTTTGCTAGAACACTTGAAAGCCCTAACTTTTTCATACTGCTTTATCATGTTAGCCATTCTACAGTCCACCTAACCAGCCGCGCCATATAGGATATTCTATCAACACTTCGGCAAGTCCGGCACTTAATTTAACCGCAAAAGCCACTAATCCAGCGGCGGCAGCAACTTTAATTATTGTTTTCCACTCAAACAAATTATCAACTCCTATCTTTACTTATATTATAGCCCCCCTCTGTTCTGTTTGTCAATAGGGTAATAAAAAATATAGTCCCTGTTAGAAGCTGGTAGGCAGAAAAACCCCTAACAGCACACAGTATTACTACTGTCTACTGAAAAGAGGTTTTTGCGATTGCGTCCCCGCCGTCGCTGTATAGTTGAATTGCTAGCCATTTCATAGCGTCCCCAACGTCCCACGCTCCATGACTTACCCCCGCGCACTCTGCGCCCGTTGCCGCCAGCCGTATATTTTATAGACTATGCCTGTCTAAAGGTATATACACCATACCAGAGTAGGTTGACCTCTGCCAACTTCCTCCCCGCATAAAGCCCACTACAGCTAAAGCGGCTACTGATTTTTGCAATTAGAAAATCAGTAGGGGCAACGACTTTATAAACTTGGCTCGTTGCAGCACCAACCATTTTTTATACACAGGTGGGGTTATTCTGTGTCATTCCTATAGAGGTAAGGAATTTTTTCTATATTTAGTTAAAATCTAGTGTCAGCATTTACTTTTTTGTATTGACATTACTTTAAAATTTAGATATAATTTCTATATAGGCGTAAGAAAAAGTCCCCATAACCTCTATAGGCTATAAGTTTAGGCGTTTACCCTGCTTTAGGTTATAAGGTTATAAGTTGATAATTAGTGTCAGCAACATTTTTATTGACATTGCGAAATTTCTTACGTTTGAGTATGAGGCAGCAGCTCTGTAAAGAGTTGCTGCTTTTTTATTTTAATCGAATTTGATAAATTTGTCTAGTTGTGGATAATGTGGATAACTCTGTGTATAAACTATATATAGTATTTAAACAGGGGAATTAGCCTATAAAATCACAAGATATAGTAAAAATAAAAGTTGTAAAAATTTTTAGCTTGATTTTTTTAGCCGTGCCGTTTATAATAATTCTGTAATTACAAATGCGTTAGGGGGGCAATGCCTGTTCTCGAACGAATCAAAAGCCGCTCCCCGATAGTTCCTAACGTCGTGAATAACAAGAACATCACAAGCGCATATTTTCTTTTTCAAAATAAGTATCCTTTCTGTATGATTTATTAAAAAAATCTTAGTAGGTTATCCCTAGAATGCAGCTATACATTCTAGGGATTTTTTCTTTTTATTTTTTTCAAAATTCACTTGACACCTTCTTGTATTCGCTTTATAATGAGAATAAAGGGGGGCTACAAATGAGGTTTGTGTTAATGGCGTTAGGGACTGGTGTTGTTGCCGCAACAGCGGTATTCGACACATTTAGTCAGATATTAAATTTACTTTTTATCACGGTCAGCAACCAGCGACATTGCTTGCTGAATTTACTTTACTTTATAAGCGCAGTTCTTGCGCTGCTGGTGATTTTGAAATGAGGGTCATATTAAATCCTTTAATGCCGAATAAAGACGGTTACTTGACGCCTGTAAAGCCGTCACAAGTCTATCATTGCGATAACATAAATCAATTTGTTACGCAAGTTGTTAAATCCGGCTCGCTCAATACTGAATATGTTGATTTGTGCAACATAGTTGGCTATTCAGAAGAAAAGGCGGATGTTAAAACATTAGTCGAGATTTTGAAAGACTTATTTTTTGAAAAACATCTAGCTTTAACAGTGGATTTTGACGAATAAAAAAACGCCTGCACAAGACGCACAGACGTAAAAAAGGAGTAAGCCGCTACACATAAATAATATAACTAAATATGTGCTTAATCAAACTTAAAGGATTACTAATGAGAAAGAAGGGCAAAGCTATGCAGATTAAATTCCCATTACTAAACGCAGAAGATATAGAGATACGCGTTAACCGTATCATTAAGTGCTATGCCGAGAATGCACAAGGCGAACGTGTTGAATACTATAAAGCAGATTTACTGCTTTACAAAGACGCTCGTGTTGATATGTATTATCTTGATAGATATGTTGGAGCAGATAGCTGGCAAAGAACACATAGGGCGGAAGGAAACGACTTCATCTGCGGAATATCCATAAAAAATGAAGCTGGAGAATGGATAACTAAAGAAGATGTAGGCGAATTATCCAACGTTTCAGCGAACAAGGGGCGCGCTTCCGACGCATTTAAACGTGCTGCTACTAATTGGGGTATCGGGCGTGAATTATACAGTTCGCCGAAAATTCAGCTCATACTAAAAAAATATGAAACGTATATCAACAATCGAACGAAAAATGTAGCTTTAAGCAATGACGTTACTTTCTTCGTTTCAGAAATTGAATACGACGAAGCAAAGCGTATTATTAAATCTCTTGTGATTAAAGACGGGAACGGTAACTATCGTTTCGCCTACCCGGGCGCCAAGCGCAACGAGATACAGAAACGAATCGAAGCAGCGCAGCAAGTCGGCGCATTAGTTGCCGCCAGCGTCGAAAAAGGCAAAGAAAAGCCGTTGCCCGAAATTATCCCTGTTAAGCGGGAACGGGCAGAAGAAGCGCCGCCAATTATTAAGCCCAAAAATACGCCGCCACCTAAAGATGATGACACACGGAATATGTGTATCATGTGCGGTGTCGGCATAAGCAAAGCCGTAGCAGCTATATCTAACCGTAAAGTTCAGCAGACAGTTTGTTTGCAATGTCGAGAAAAAATATTGAAAGGCAGGTATAAAAAGTGAATTTAAAAGGTATCATTTCAGGTGTCGTTTGCGAAAAATGCGGGGCAGTAAAGCTGTTCCCATTTTCAACAAAAGGTCAGACAAAAATCAAAGCCCGGTCTTTAGGCTGGACTATTTCTAAACAAAAGCAAGTCGGTACTGAATGGCGTTCTGTCTGTAAATGTCCCGATTGCGTGAATAACGGTTAAGAAAAAGCCCCTAGCGTCGATTGTGTGACACGCTAGGGGCTTTTAATTTTATCTTGCTTATGTTTCCTTGTGTTGATGATGTGAACCTCTCCCACTTAAAATTACTTTGTAATTTTTGAAGTGGGAGCTTCTTCTTGGGAAGTAGTTGCTTTTGTTAGCCAACTATATTTACCAAGCTAACCCCGTAGTTCCTACGGTTCTTTTTATTTTTAGACTGCTTGTTTTATTCTTAGACCTTCAGTCAATATATTTTTAGCTGCGTTTATATCTCTATCGTGATGAGTATGACAAACTGAACAAGTCCACTCTCTTACATCAAGAGTTTTCTTGCCATCTTTATAACCACATACAGAGCATATTTGACTTGATGGATAAAATTTATCAATTTTTATTATCTCTTTACCATACCATTTCGCTTTATACTCAAGTTTATTTACAAAACTAGCCCAAGATACATCAGATATAGATTTTGCTAATTTATGATTATGAAGTAATCCTTTTGTATTTAAGTCTTCAATACAGATAATATCGTGATTTTTGATAATATCTGTACTTAACTTATTTAAGAAATCTGTTCTCATATTCATAATTTTTTCGTGTATCTTAGCAATTTTAATTCTTTGTTTTTGATAATTTTTAGCTTCGCTTAATTTTCTATTTTCTTTTTTAGCAATTAGAAGTCTTTTAGAAAGTTTTCTCTGTTCTCTTTTTAGTTTATCTTCTAATTGTTTTCTAAATTTAAGATTTTCAATTTTTTCTCCAGTAGATAAAATAGCCAGATCTTTAATACCTAAGTCAATTCCTACTGATGAATTAGTTTTTGGTAATTCTTGAATATCAGTTTCACATAACAAAGAGATAAAATACTTACCACTTCCATTACGCGAGATAGTAGCAGATTTTATTATACCCTCTATTTTTCTATGCACTTTAATTTTTACTAATTCTTTAAGCTTTGGAACTTTTAACCAATTTTCAAAAATATTTACAGTTCCATTTTGATTATTGGTTGTATAGCTTTGTACAGGATTTTTCTTAGATTTGAATTTAGGAAATCCAATAAATTTATCTCTAAAAAAATTTTTATACGCTTTGTCTAAATTCATTTGAGCATTAGCAAGAGCAAGACTATCAACTTCTTTTAGAAATTCATACTCTTTTTTATATTGAGCAGGAGTTGGATATTTTATCTTTTTATCAGGATTACCTTTACTTTCTTCATATGCTTTAATTCTATCATTTAGCATAAGATTATAGACAAGACGAACACAACCAAAAGTTTTACTAAAAAATATCTTTTGTTCTTCGGTTGGATAAATTCTAAATTTATATGCTTTTAGTTGTTTCATCAGTCCACCTCCTATATTTTTACCCGTGTAAAGTCAAATGGATTTTTATATGGATTTTTTAAACTGTATCCGCTAATTAATCCACCCTGATAACCAAAATTGTCAAGCCATTGCCCATTTTTTCTAAATCTTATGGCGTCCTTGCAATTTGTGCTTCTTAAATAAATCGTCCCGCTTTTGGTAATTTTTAAAATTTTTTCTATTGTCTGCCTATCGCCAGCCATTGAATGATATTCTATAGTAACTTCATCACCGACTTTCAAGGTCGCTGCATATTTTTCTAAAGTCATATATTTACTTTTCATTTTTGCACCTCTTATATTTTTCCCATTCGTTAGGCGGCAAGCTATCTGTTATATCTTTATCTGCCCATTTTAAAAATTTTTCAGTAGATATTATTGGATATTTTGCCTTAAAAGTCACGCTAGGACTGTCGTACTGAATACTTTCTCCGAACGGTGATATATATAGTATCTCTCTATCATTGACATAACTACCGTCTAATCTATGGACGCCTCTAGGACGTTTAGCCCTATATACTCTACCTACTTTCAAATCTTCTATCTTCATTTTTCCTCGCTCCAATCTTTCGCGCACTCGTCACATAGCACCTCTACTTCATCTAAAACTGTTGCTGTATCATTCTGAACACGTGTCCCACAGTTTGAACAAGACAGCCACCAGCCATGACTTAAAAGTTCTTTTGCTGGTATTATTTTCTTTTCTCCATATTTATCAGCCCACGGAACACGATAAACCCGCATTTCTGTAAATTCTCTATCATGTTCGGAAGCAAGTAACGCTTTAGCTTTTCCCGGTGTAGCCGCCCAAACTATATGACTTTCGTCACGATATTCGTCGTCCCATTCATAAGCTTTTATATTCATTCTTTATCACCTTCTATTGTGGGAATAATTTTAAATACCCTATTAGTAGCACATTCAAAGAATTTATCAGCTTGATACTTGTCGACATATTCTTTGGCTTTTTCTTCCGCTTCTACTCTGTTGTTTGCTTCTACTTCAAAGTCAAAAGCATATGTTTCAATTAATTTTACTTTATATTTTTTCATGGTTATTCTCCTGTTAAATATTCATAGTCCTCTTTTAAATGTTTTTCTGCTTCAAAATACGATTTATAATATTTCCCTGATTTTTTTAAAAGTAAAAACTTTATGTTGTTTTTATTAAACAGTGTTTCGTTATGGATAACACCTTTATTCCTTCCTTCGTCAACCGCGACGTAAAAATATACGTCGCCTATTTCGGGCTGCCACGGTTTCTTTTTAACGCAATACAAGCCAGTTAACAAACCTAATAATATATTCGGGCAAAATTTTTCTTCATCTTCATCTTTAGATATTAAAATATCTCTTGTCGAGGTTGGATCACCGATAAAGAAAAATGTTTTGTCTGGATGTATATGTCTGCCATTTTCATTTGTCAGCATAAATTCTTCGCCTATTTCTAAATTATTTTCATCTAAAAAATATTGGATATATTTACTTAACATTATTATCACCGTCCATTTTAGCCCCGCACTCCGGGCAGTATTTAGTTTCGTATTCTTGTGGATTTTTGCAAACGCTGCATATGCTCTCGTCAAAAGTAATGTCTATCCAATGTCCTTTATCACGTTCTTTTTCCGCTGGCATATCGTTAATAAGTTCGTAGGCGCATTGATAGCCATTAAATTTTCCTTCGTAAAACCTACCGCTATATTCTTTTATGGCTTCTCCTGCAAAATATAGTTCTTTTAATGCGGCTTTTTTATCTATCAATTCCATATTATTTACCTTCCATTTATTAAATAATTCAACGTTACCCCTAATGGATTTTGTAAATATACAAAATATTCACTAATGCACTGCAGGGCAAAAATCTACTCTTTCCCCATTTCTTAATTTAAATCTCTTGCTATATTTTATATTTGTCATATTTTTTCACTCCTTTATGGCAGTCCCCTTACTGTTACTATTTCCTTTTTATCGTTGGCACGAATTTCTACTGTATGAATTTCAAATTTTTGCACATAGCCGCACTTGTTATATATCGCCTGGGCGCCTTGTTTCGCCCTTGCAAACGTTTTATAAAGCTTAACTTCTCTATTGATTGTTGGAACGTGTCCCGGTACATATATATCGCCTTGAAGTCCTATTGTTCCAGTGTAGTAGCCTAAATTGTTGCCTGTGCAATTTCCGAAATTATGAATTAAATAAATCGCGTACCGGGTATGTGAATCTAGTTGAAAAAAATCCCCGTACTGCTTTGCCGCCGTCAAGGTCGGAAAAGATTTTATCATTCTATCTCGAAAATATAATATGTAGTGTCGGTTCACTTTTTCTATCGTGATTAAATGGCTATGTGACATTTTATAACAGTCATTTACTTTATCTTTAATCCACATTCTGGTAAACCTCTCTTATAATGATATCTGTAGTTATTCGGTATATTTCACGAATAGCAATCGTGTTTTCTTGGCGGTATTTCAAACTAAAAAGTTTTATGTAGTCTTTTGCTATTTCCATGCTATCAAAATCTAACTTTTCTTGTATCTTGCCATTTATAACAATGCAGTATATCTTTTTTTACAACAGCGTTACTATCTTGCATTTTATTCCTCGTCTGCTTCTTCAACTTTCGGGTAACGCATATCAAGATATTCGCAGTCTATATTGCCCCCTTTATTTTTTTATTTTTCCTTACCTCTTGTCTATATTATAGCCCCCCTTTGTCCTGTTGTCAAGTGTTTTTTTGAAAAATTGCAAAATAAAAAAACAGGGCAAAAGCCCTGCTTTTTTGCTTTTCTGCTTTTTGGTTATAAGTTAGGAAAAATAAATTCAAAAACAGAAAGACTGTCAGCTTGGTAAACTGTAGCGATTATTCTGTGATTAATTAAGTTTTTAAAATTATAACACACTTTTTTAAAATTCAACTGAAAAAATCTTGTCTGCACGTTTATATTTGTTTACCGCGTCCCGTGCTTGCTTGAAGCGGTTGTACGCGGATTGTTGCAGCAAGGCGGATTTTAATAAAATGCTTTCAAAGTCGCCTACCGTTAACGTTACAAGCTCATATTCTCCCGCTTCATTTTGTGCCCTAAAAAGGTTATCGCCTTTCATTTTTGCAACTTCATGCGCCGAATTAAATTTAATAATGTTGTCCGTGTCCCGGTCAATGTAGTAAGTCTTACCGTTGACTTCGTACTTTGTGGGGACTACTAATTCGGACTGATATTCTTGATATAGCTGGCTAATGCGTATAGCTCGGGCTTCGTCCGTACTGTAATTTAATTCTAATTTTAATATATTTAACGCGCTACACTGTTCATCTGTCAATGTGTTTGGAAGTGATACATTCGGCATAGCTCGCCGCAACGCGTTAATACTGGTGTAGTCAGTCCCTTGGTATCTATATACTGTTTTTTTATCCATTTTCAAACCCCTTTCTTAACCGCTATACGGCAGGACTACTGTGTCGCATACCTGAATTGAAAAGCTGCCTTTATTATCGACTACGGCTATAACGTTAATGATATTATTCGCGTTAGCCGTTAATGTCGGCGCAACACCTTTCGGGTAGTAGACTGCGCTACCCGTCGGGAATGTCCAAGTTACCGCCGGAACAGTAGCCCCCACAGGTAACCAAAAGGTTAACGTCTTACACATATAAGGCACACTTCCTACGGTCGCTTTGAAGTTCATGTTTGAAAAATTCATCTTTAAACTCGACGGGTTATTGATCGAACAGTTAATCAGATAGCAATTTGCTGCGGATTGATAACTGATAGTATTCCCAGTGTTCGGCGTTGCGTAGTAAGTATTTTCCGCTGTTCCCGTAAAGTAAAGGCAGCTTTCATTGTTCCCAGCTCGAATAACGCCGTTAGACGTGCCAGTATTTAACGTTGAGCCAACCGTTAAGCCCTGTGATATATAAAAGTTACCATTGCTATCAATGCTGCTTGTGTTGCTGGCTAGGTTGTTCGGCGTGAATAGTATCTGCCCATTACTGTCTGCCTTTATAGTTACATTATTGTTATTTCTGTCAACTTCTAATATCTTAAAGTTTCCAACTTGCAAGGCTGCATTTTTCGTATAGCTGATAGCAGGATTATTCTGTAAAGAAAATATACTGTAGTCAGTGCTAATGGCTTCTGCTTGATTTGAAAGCCGCATACCTGCCGTGTTATCGGCTGCCTCGGGGTAAAAACCTATGATTTTGCTTGTACCGCCGCCACCTACTCTTAAACCACTTGAAGTGCTATACTTTAGAATACTATTAGCTAAAAAGTCAAGTGTAGCCGTCGTTGCAGTGCCGCCTATTGTGGCAACTGCTGCTGTGCCAACATTGAAAAAGTGCCCCAGTCCTTCTGTGGCTGTATAATACATTGCTCCGGTAGTAGTGGAATTTATCTTTGCTTGCGTTGTTGCGCTATTAGGCTTCGTGCCTAATATGATAGTTCCACCAATGCCAGCAAGTGCGCCGTCCCTCACTGTTATAGGTTTATTAAATGTGTTCGTTCCTGTAAAGTTGTTATCCCCTGCGGCAGTAACATCACCGCCCCCGCCTGCTTCAATGGTAATATCTTTCGTTCCGTCAAATGCTACGCCGTTTATTGTGCGGGAGGTTTCTAGTTTCGTAGCTGTATTTGCATTGCCCAGCCATTTTGCAACACCATCATATGTGACCGCTGCAAAGAAATTATTATTGCTAGAAAAAGCTATTTTCGTATCATCGGCACGTATGACAAACGCATCTATATTCATTCCAACTCTAAATATATGAGGTTGTTTTGTGCTTGCGTGATAAAATAATCCACCTAAATTATCCGTGCTAATTCTTGCTTGTACTGTTTCATTTGTTGGAGAAATACCAAAACTTATAGTACCACTGCTACCTGCCGCTGTGCCATTTGATACTCTAATGTTTGCTCTGAAAGTATTTAAAGCTGTAAAGGTATTGGCTGAATTTAATTGAGCGTATCCACTTAAATCGTGGTTACCGCCGAGAGTATCCCATTGTGCGCCGTCCCATGCTACATTGTCCCCCGCTTTAATACCGTGGTCGGGGTCTGCCGTTTCAACGTTCCACACGTCGCCTACTTTCTGCCCTGTAGTCGGTAAATCGGCGTAGGTAGCAACGCTGCCTTTATATTGATATACCGTTGTTAATCCGAGTTGTTCGGCGGTTACTTTATGCGGATTATCGAAGTCAGCTTCATGGGTAGCAAGGTTATTCGCTACAGTATCTATTCTTTTAGTTAATGCCGTCGTAGTTCCGTCAATATCTGCTTTTGTAGCCAGCTTATACCACTCTGACCAGCTGCTAACGGTAGCAGGGTCACTGTTTTCTACGATTTGCCCGAAACGGTTATAAATCGCTCCGGTCGTTTTGCTCACCCATAGCTGTTTACATACGCTGTCATTATAATCGTTATCAACGTTTAAAAAGCCCGGGTTTGTTTCGGGCGCGTTAGGATTATTAGAAGCTTGTAAATACCAGCGATGAATATCAACTAATGTGTTTACATCTGTCGCTTTTGTCAAATTGTTATAGTAGTTTAAGACGCTTAACTGTTCGATTTTTGTCAATGCGTCCTCTGCTTTTGTTAACGCATTTGTAGCTTTATTAGCGGCAGCGTCAGCGGCTTTTTGCGCTGCGTCAGCGGTTTTTTGCGCTGCGTCAGCGGTTTTTTGCGCTGCGTCAGCGGCTTTTTGCGCTGCGTCAGCGGCTTTTTGCGCTGCTGCTGCGGCTGTAGCGGCAGCTGTTCCAACGCTTAAAGCATTTTTTGCAGTATTCAATGCAGTATCAGCGGTTTGTTGCGCTGTTTGAGCCGCGGCAAGTGCATTATTCGCCGTTTCTAATGCTGCTAAAGCTATGTTATAAGCCTGTTGTGCTATTTTTAACGCTTCATCTGCGACTTGTTCCGTTGCATATGCTACGTTGCCTATATCGTTAATAGCGTCCTCTGTTTGTTGCTGAAAATATAACCCGGGCAGTGCGCCCTCTAACGGCAGATATTTGAATTTGTAGTATTCTCTGTTTAATATTTTGTTATTTATGTCATCTAATAACCTAGCATTTCTTATACGGGTTGAGTTGACTATATTGTTAATATCCATTTTTTCACCCCTTTGTTAATCGCTTACTAATGGTAACCAGCGCACCCACTGCGCCCCACTCACCGAATAGGTAGCACCTTTGGGTACTGGAAACGATATTGAACAGCTTCCCTGTCCGTATTTACTTCTGCCTGCGGTACTCATTACTGTTAAACCATTTACGTACCCGCTTATAGTAGTGTTTGAGTAACTCATGGCGGTTATAATTCCGTCTGTTGCAGCAGTGCCACTTGACGAAACACTTGAATAACTGCCGAAATGTGTTGCCACAGGTTTGGGTATCTCTCCAATGGATATGTCTATCTTATCTTGTACTTGTTCAGGTGTGATACCGCCTATATATGGCAAAAGCTCTTGCCAGTATGTTTTATCAATGCCCGGAGTTTTTAGCCCTGCCGCCGTATCTACGCCATTAGCAAGAATGCACATATAAAGCTTGTTGTTGTGATTTACTAGGCAGTTTGCAGAATACTGTAAAGTCGTCTTGTAAGTCATTAAACCGCCGCTTTGCTGCCAGTAGGCAAAAGCAGATAACATATAAAGAATACCGTTAAAGTCCGCCCGTGTCGGGGCTATGCCTCCTGCCTTAATTGGGACTTGCGTTATAGCAGGGAAGCCGTTCGTCTGTGACGCTAATCCCGTTGTTTCGTTATTCGTTGCCGGAATGATGTTTTTTGTCCCTTCGTTTGCAAAAGGTCGTTCAAATAAATACAATGGTTCTTGCACTACTGGAATAGCCATTTTAACACTTCCTTTTTTCTTTATTCGATAGATTGGGGTACGGGTCAAAGACGCCATTATTGAATGGTTGAAGCAGGCTGCCGTTAAAACCAAACGTATTATCGATATCAATCATTACCAGCGACCAGCCTACGCCTGCGCCTACTATTAAATTCGCGCCTATCCTAAATACGGCAAGCTGAACATCTGTTAAATACATTGTGAATACGAAGCGAACGTGCATGGGATAGTTATTGTAAAACGTCCCGTCCTCTCTTTGCTTTTCGTCGATAACGTTGAATACAACGCCGCCCAGCTCAGGGAAAAGCTTGTTTAACATATAGTTAAGCGTTGCAAGGCTTGCGTCGGTGATGTTAGCTAACGCTTTATAGTAAAGCAGTGAGCGGTATTCATCATCTTCTAACGTGAATTTTTTCCCGTTAATAGGGTCTGTTATCGTTCTGCCAATAACAAGGATTTCGCCCCATGTATCAAGCCCGGCGCCATTAGCCGTCGCTATATTAAATATGTTATCATAAAAAACTAGCATATCTTTACTAGGGTCGATATTCGCGCGAAAATCATCTAAAATCTGATAAATAGTTGTGCTGCTACCGTATTGACTTTGGATATACGGTTGTAGTTCAACACGTATATTGTCGCACTCTCGAACATCTTCTTGCCCTCTAAAGTCCATGTTTAAGCCCCCTTAATCTAGTACGGTAATATTAATATCGCTTTCGCTCATTACTGGTATCTGATTAGCTGGAATATCAACGCTATCAGTCCATTCTGACCCGCTAGGGTATGATATCTCAATATTTTCAAGGTTATCTACACCGACGTCAACTATATCGGCGTAGAAGCGGCTTGCGTAAATCGTCTGTGCCATTTTCGCGCGTCCGTATTTATTTAATTCGCCGTTGAAGTTTTGAAGAACAACTTTTTTAATTTGTTCTTTGTAATTGGTCGGAAGCGTCGAAGTTTTCCTTATCTTTACAGACAGCGCGAATGTTGTTGTTGTCGGTATCTCAATGTAGTAAACGAATTCATTGCCTTTTTCATCTACATAAGTGATTTTTGTATTTCCCGAAATTCCACAGCCGCCGTCAATTTTTTCGTGAATTGTTTTGGCTATACTCTCTATGTTCCCACCATAGACGCTACAGTAAATGCTATGCGGGGGCAGTGTGACGCCGTAAAGCACTTTGTTCGTGTCACCGCGGTTTTCTAAAACCGATACGGCTACTACGTCGGAAAGGTTAGCTAGTGCGCCCTCAACCGCCGACGCTATGCCGTGGGCGTTCTGTGCTACGCTGGCACGTCTGCGCTGCTCAAATTCTGCCTGCGTTTCGCTGTTTCGTCCGGTGACGCCTGCGGCTAGATTTGTTATGCTGTCCCAGCCGGGAACAACGGTAACTATCTTCGTAAGCTGCCCTACGCCTATTTCAATAGCCCCACGCTGGCTACAGCGGAAAATAGCTGTAGCTGTTCCGTCCTCTCCTATGGTCGTTACTGTGACGTTCGTATATGTGTATCCCTTTTGGTCTTGGACTATAGCTCCATAGGGTATAACTGTGCCGTATGCGCCTTTGATGTTGCCCGTAACAAGGGTTGCTATGGCTATATGGCGTTCAATGAAGTAAATGCCTGCTAGTGCGTCCTGCCATATTCCAAGCGCGGTTTTTGGATTGAACATATTCGCAAGATAAAGAATCTCACTATCTTTCCTGTTAATTAATACCGCCTGTCCGTCAATGAGCTGCCCCGCAGGTGTTTCGGGGGCTGTGTCAAGCAATGGCTTATTGGGGTCTGTCGCAAACGCTTTTTGCCATTGAGTTACAAGGTTAGCCCGTATCGCTGCCGTTCCGCTCGATATAAGCCCCGTATCCGGGTTGAATGTTATCATTGTTAATCCCCCTTAATCGTTTAATCTAAATGGATTGATATGAAAAGCAATCATAGATTGCCCCGCAGTCCCCTTGAATTTCCAGCCTAAATAAATTCGCAGATAAAACCATTTGCAATATTTTTTTGTGTAAAATATGCTCCATGTTTTATTTAAAAATATTCGATTATCGTTAACGACAGCGATATAGCATTTGTCGTTTTCAGCATAGTTATAGTCAACGTATGTTTTTACCTTATCAGCTAATACATAACGCCCGCAAACCTCATAAGAAAAGCCATAAGCAGTATTTCTGTAAAGCCAAACATTTCGGCAAATATAACGCTGAATTTTTTCCCATACGGTAAAATTCGGGTCTAATATCTCTACGTATCCCGGCTTCATGGCGTATTTATTTTTGAATTCAGGGGTGTATTTATAATGCTTGTCAAAGTCATATCTAAACAGCTTTGGAACGCCGCTGTTAATTGTATGCGGTATGTCGATACAATTATCGTAAGTCTGCCACCAGCGCAGAGGATATGGAAGTTCTCCGTGTTCGTTTGAGAATAATATTACAACTGGATTAGTTACATAGCATATCAATGTAAACATGATATCTAATATTAGATAAAAAATGTAAGTCATGTTTTCGCTCCTTAAAAATCAATTTGAACGTTTTCGCTTTCCAATACTGTCGCTTGCACTTCACCGCCCATGACACGCCCGCTTTCATCAAATGTTAAGTCAACTTCTGCTCCTGTTACTCCGTTCACGTTCAGAACGGTTTCACGTATGCGAGTTCGCAGGATAGGGGCGGCAATCGCCGGGGCTTTGCCCAGCTCGATTTCAAAATGTGGAATCCCGCGCGTTTGTGCTAAATAAGCGTCGTTTTTGAACAGCCTGACTGCGTTCGCCGCATTCTGTGCTATAGCATATGCGCCGGATACTAACGCTATCTGTCCGCTTGCGTCACTAAATATATCCCACTTGTCATTAAGGTATAGCGTACGCCCTATATCGCCGGGCGTAAAATACGGGTTCATTTCAATTCCATATTTACCTGTGACGTAAATAGGTTCTTGGATATTGGGCGGCTTTGGCGGTTTCGGTTTATCTTTAGCTTTAACTTCAATCTGATACGTATTATCAATATCTATTGAGCCTGTAAGTGGTTCAAACGTGTATATCTGCGTTATAGGTTGTAAGTTAACTCCCACAACGCGCATTGTTTC